GCGATGGTGTTGGTGGCGTTGTCCAGGGCAGAATTGATACCCGACAGATTGCCCGTTATGTCAAATACGACCTTGCCGTCGCTCATGCCTGATCACTCCTTTCCGTGAATTGCTCAGCCCATGCGATCATCGTCTGCGCCAGCTGGTTCAGGCCGCGCTGGAAGGACGCCTCCTGCTGTTCGGGGGTCATCTCCAGCGGCACAGATGCCTTGGCCTTCAGCAGATCCTCGATGTACTTGCCGTTGTTCCTGTCCGGCGGCGGAACGGGTCGCGCCCGGATGGACACCACCTCGCAGAAGCGCGTATCCTCCGGCAACCCGGACAGCAGCGCGCAGAACGTCTCCCAGGGCAGATCGATCCGCTGCAGATCGATGCCGTAGGCCTGCCGAAAAGCGGCATGGATCAGCGGCGCGTCCTGCACGAGGCTCATCACCGGCGGCCCGTCCGGGGCTTTGCGCTGCTGGTTGATCTCCGCCATGATGGCCTCCAGCAGCTGCGTCTGCACCCGGATGGACGACGGCACGCGGCCCTTCATCAGCAGACCCAGCATGAAGCGCAGCCGGTCTGCGTCATTGAGCAGCGGATCCTGCATGGCGTCCAGGGCGAAGAGCACCCGGTCATAGGTCAGCCGGAGCTTGTAGCGCTTGCGCCCGACGATAACGGCGGCGCAGGGCTGTTCGTAGAGCCTCACTTGCGCCGCCTCGCATTCTGGCGGGCCTGCTTCTCCAGTTCTTTGCGGCGCTGGGCGCTCACCCTCGCCGCCATGGGCGCGATCCGCCGCAGGATGTAGGGCATCAGGTCCTCCAGCATGGATTCGGGCTTGTCCTCGTAGAAGGCGATGCACTTCTCTGCCTGTTCCTCGCCGAAGACGCACACCACCAGGCTCCGCAGCGCCTGACCCATGGCGGCCATGTTGGCCTCGGTGGGTTCCTTCATGGCGGCCATCTGCGCTTCCGCCAAAACCTCTTTGGCTTTGCGCATGGACTGGGCAAGCGTTTGCAGATCAACGTCCACCGTCAGCGTCATGGACTTCGCGCCGGTGACGACGGTCAGCGTGTCGGAAAAGCGGTTCTTGCTGCGGATCTTCATGGATCGGTACCTCCAGTTTCAAAAAAAGCGGCACGAAGCAGTTCATACCTCGTGCCGGGGGTTATCAGGCGGTTGCCAGTTCAGGCTTGCCGTTGAGGGCGAAGGTGACGTTGAAGGGGCTGTTGTCGGTGGTCGCGCCGCCCAGGGTGTGGATGGCGGTCATGGTGGCGGGGCAGGTGATGGTGACGGTCTTGGTCGTCTTGCCGTCGGCGTCCATGTAGTTGATCTCCAGCTTGACGCGGGTCTTGCGGCCCTCGGCGGGGACGTACTTCTGGGCGTCGATGTAGTCCTGGGCGGTGTCACCGCGCACGCGACGGCCGCTCAGGGTGAAGGTGGGCGCCATGCCGTTCACCTCGTTGTGAGCAAAGCCTTCGCCGCACATGAAGAAGTACTGCTTGGTCTGCTCGTTGATGGCTTCCTCGAGGTTCTCAATGCCAGCGCACAGCACGGCGTAGGTCGGGGACGCGCCGGTGGGCGTGGTATCCACGCTCAGCTTCGTCTTCCAGACGGGATGCAGGGTGGGGGACTGGTTGGTATCAGGCATATTTCAGGCTCCTTTCCGTCAGATGGATGCATCCTGATTGAGCTGCTCGATGCGGCCCAGCAGGTCGCGGCAGGTCTTTTCGGCAGCGGAATACATCTCCGCGCGGATGTTCTCGTTTTCCTTGCCGGCGCGCAGCCAACTGGCGACGGCGGTCAGCTGGTTGGCGATCTTGTCGATTTCATTCATGGTGGTTTCCTCCAAATCAGTAATAGAGCGTGACCGTGAGCGATGATGCAAACAGCCACATGTCGCCCGGCTCTCTGTCGATCAGCTCGGGCATGGTTTCGGTGACGATGTGAGTGATCTGCCAGCCGTCCGCGCAGGGATACACCTCGGCGCGGGACAGGCTGTCATGGATGCTGTGCAGGGTGTTGGAAACCAGCTGCATATCGCGGTGCTTGGCGTTGAGAACCAGGGACAGACAAACCTCGCAGCGCCTGTCCAGGTGGTAAACGGGCGGACTGCCCGAGGAGAGCGCGATGCTGATGCCTGCCTCAGCGCCCAGAGGCCCCCGGCGGATCGGCGCGTACAGGCCGAGCTCCTCCGCCATGCCGATCACGGCGGACACGGCCTGGGTGATGATTGCGTCAGTCATGGCATTACCCTCCGTTGTAGAGCTTCTGGGCGAGCTTCTGCCAGTCCGCCAGGTGGACCGACTTTGCATGGTGCGCCCAGCGCCAGCGCGCCCCGGGATTGATGACGGTGCGGGCTGTGCGGATGACGAAGTACTGCCTGCGGGCGTAGGGCGTGCGCCAGATCAGCACGCCTTCCTTCAGACGGGAATGCGCCTGGCTGGAGGCGATCAGCGCGCCGGTGTCCTCCTTGCAGTACTGATTGCAGTCCTTAAGGACTTGCTCGCTCAGGGGATACAGCACCTGGCCGTTCCAGTGATCGACGATCTTCTGCTTGACAGCCGCCTTGTTGATCTCAATGCGCACGCCCATGTCAACTGCCCTCCAGTCCGATTTCGTAGTGGTGCAGTGCCCTGTCCTCCCACACGGGCGTGACCTCCCTGACGATCAGGCGCAGATCATTCCAGACGACCGCCTGGCCAAGTGCGAAGGTCACGTCGCGGGGCAGGGAATTGCGGCAGTCGTAAAACAGCAGCCACCGGGCAGCGTGAACGGTATTCTTTTCATCTGCCTTGCGGATGAGATCTGCGTCGATGCGGATGTGCTTCAGAGTCTTGATGGCGGTGGGCGTCGGGTGCTGCCATGCATCCGGGACCTCGGTGAGCAGCTGCGCCCTGTGCGGCAGCAGTGCCCGGGGGATGGGCGGACGCTTCACGGGCATTCACCGTCCATCCAGGCCCGGGCGTAGGCCATGAGCGTAGGCAGCAGCGCCTCCGCGCCGGGGGCCAGCAGATCAGCGGCAGCATTCGCCGGGGACGTGCCGACGTTATGCACGGAGAAGCGCCCCAACGTCACGCCTACATTCCGCATGGCAGGATCAGCCCAGGCGTCCAGTCCGCCGCGGCTGTCCATGAAGGAGATCTGCATCGCCAGCGCCCGCTTGAAAACCGTCCGGGGCACAGAAGGCAGGTTCTCCCGGCGATACTGCTGCAGCGTGCGGGCATGCAGCAGCTCCTCGGCGTGAGCCAGGAGAGCCGGGTAGTCTTCCGGCGCCGCCAGGCCGGTCAGGAGGATGTAATCCTCAGCGGAGAGCATCAGGCGTCACCTTCGGCATTGGCGGCAGCGGCCGTGGGGATCGCCGCAGCGCTGGAAACGTAGAGGCCCTTGACGGCGTTGTCTTTGACGTCGTTCAGGCCCAGGACGCGGTAGCCGAACTTCCAGGCGTCAGCGTCCTGGTTCGCCTCAGGGGTGATGACCTTGGGCGCAGCGTGCTTCATGAACTGCATCAGGCCGGGCTTATAGACGATCAGGAAGTTCAGGGCCACCGCGTTGTCCGCCTTCTTGTAGCCGCCTGCGGTCTGGCCTTCGCCGCCGGACAGCAGGGTGACGGCGCTGTAGAAGCGGTCGGAGGGCACGGTGACGATGGCGGAGAACTTCTCCAGCAGCGCCTTGGACTGGTAGGTGTCCATGTTGTCGATCATGCCGCGCAGGGTAGCGGTGAGGAACAGCACGCGGCCGCTCTCGGGCACGCCCTTGTCGGTCATGCCGATGAAGCCGTCGGAAATGGCCTTGACCACCGCCTTGCCGTCGGCGAAGGAAGCGTGCACGGCGCGGTTCTCCGCCATGGTCAGACCGGCGTACTTGGCCAGGCGCACCGCGTCGATCTCGGGGGCGACCTTGGTGCGGATGAACTCGCCCGCCAGACGGCCATAGGCCAGACCGGCAGTCTCCTCGTTGTCCATCGCGTCAACGGTGAACATGCGGCCGCGCTCGTAATCGCACTTGCGGGTCTCCAGGGTGAAGGTGACGGAGCCCTCGGGATAGCCCTTGCTGCGGTCATAGTTGCCCAGGCCGTCCATGTCCATCTTGGGGACCATGATCTCGCCGGCGTTGCGGCCCAGCTCGGCCACGGAAGGATCGGAGTCCAGCACGCCGGTCAGGGCGGCCATGGTCAGGACTTCGTCCAGCATGGTGGTATACTTGCGGAACTTTTCAATGACGTTAGGCATTGTGATGATTCTCCTTTACTTCTTCTTAGTGTCCAGGCCCAGCGCCTTGCGGAAGGCAGCCTCGCCGTCATCACCGCCGCCGGAGCCGTGCTGCTGGCCCCAGGCCTGCGAGGGCTGCTGCTGCACCGCAGCGCCGAACAGGTAGGGCTTGCCGGTCTTGAGGGCGTCCAGTGCCTCCTGCACGCCGGTGACGGTCTCGCCCTCGGTCTTGATCTTGGTGCGGTCCATCAGGGCGATGGCCGCGTCCGCATCGACCAGGCCCATGGCAGCGCCGAGCTTAGTTACCTCGCTGTGCAGTAGCAGGGCCTGCACGCGAGCGTTGGCGGCGTCGAGCTGCTTCTGCGCCTCGGGGGAGAGCTGCTTGGCTTTTTCGGCCCGGTGGGTGTTGAGCAGCGTGGTCAGCTCATCCTCGGTCATGCCGTACTGGGCGGCCATGTCCCGGGTGACGCTGCGTTCCACGCGCTGCTGGCGGCTCTCCAGGGCGCTCATGAGGGCGCTGACGATGGCGTCGGGGCTGCCAGCGGGGCTTCCGTTGCCGGCAGCGGGCTGCGCAGGGGGAGTCGCCGGGGGATTCGTCTGGGGTGCGGTGGTTGGATTCGGATTCTGCGTGGGATTGTCAGCCATGGCAATTACCTCCCGTTTTAGGCCCGTCGGCCGTAGTTTCCCAGGCTATGCCTGTAAAAGGGGTACACAAAAAGCGCCGCAGCCGTGATGGCCGGGCGCTTGATGGCGAAGGGAATGTTATGGGGTGTAGATCAGGCGGTCAACGACTTCACGGAGACGCTGGCCAAAGAAAACAGGTGCTTCGAGGAAGTCCTCCCAGCTGGCAAAGGTGTAGGGATGATCAGTCCAGACCTGCACAGATCCGGCGTCGAGATACAGCACGACGGCCTGCCCGTCAAGCAGGAACGTTTCATCCTGGTAGGTGCAGTCAATCAGTGTTTTGACCTTTTCCACGGTCAAGGATATCCGCATTCTCGATCACCTCCTCATCTGTCAAGTCGAAGCCATGCCGTCCGTCGGGAGGACTGACACGCACGCCGTTTTCGTAGCGGTGGCTGTGGGCGCCGCCGTTTCCGTATGTTACCTTTTTCCCATGGGGGCCGCCATGCACCTGTTTGGACAGGCGAGCGTCGGCGCCATAGTAGGTGCGGTCTGTCTGCTTGTGCTGCTCAGAATAGGTCTCCAGCACAGCGAAGGGCGACAGCTTACCGGGGATGCTCCTGTGCCCGACGCCCTTCCAGTCGTGGGTCACGACGATGGTGCCGTCCTTGTGATAGCGGTAGCTGGTCGGAACCTTGGTCGCCGCCGTCGCCTTCCCGCCGACAGATCTATTATACCCCAAAACCTGCGTCCTGTCACTACGCATCGGCAGAGAATTCTGCTCGCAGTGCTCCCGGAGGCGTGCCTGCGCAGCCTTGACCTTCCGGGCCGCTGTGATGAAGCCCTCCTGATCCCCGGCCGCGTCCAGCATGACCGCCTCGCGCTTGCAGTTGCGCACATCGCGCTCCAGGCGGCGCTGCTGCTGGGTGAGGGCGTAGAGCGCGTCGTTTTCCTCCTTGTCGGGCACCTCGCCCCGCAGCACGGAAAGTCCCGCAAAGAAGGGACTGGGCTGGTGGTGGCAGTTGATGCCCCACAATCCGTCCGGCTCGCCGTAGGAGGTCTCGCTGAGCGCGTATACCCGCACAGGCCGGTCATGCAGGTCGGTCACAGTGCGGGCTTCGTTGGCGGTGGAGATCACCTTGCCCTGCCAGGGGTAGCACTTGGGGCGGGCGGTGGCGTTGATAGGCACGCTGACCAGGTCGTTGCCGTAATCCTCGTTGCGGTCCAGGATGGCCTGCCGGGCGGCGTTGTTGACTGTGGTGCGCACGTCCATGGCGGCGTAGGCCTCGGGGCTCCAGCGGTGTCCGGCCTTGTCGGTGAAGACGGTCAGACCCGTCCGGGCGAACTGCTGCACCGCCTGACGCACGGCCATTTGGTGGCTGCTCACGCCGGTGATGACCTTGCCTGTTTGGGCGTTGAGGATCTCCTGCGCCCTGTTCAGCTGGGCCTCGTAGGCAGCGGTGTTAGACACCAGCGCGCGGTAGTTGTTCAGGCAGCTCTCCAGCATGACGGTGTTGACCAGGTTCAGCTGCTCCACCGCCTGACGGCTGTAGCTGGTAAGGGCCATCTCGATGCTCTCGCTGATCGGCACGTCAGTACCTTCCACCACGCCCGCCTGGACCGCTGCCAGCAGGGAAGGCTCGACCTCCTTAACGGCCTTGAGCATCGCCGTGCGCACCGCCTCGGACACCATGCCGTCCACGCCGTAGGTGTGCCGGGCGATGATGTCCGCCACCTCGCGCCGAACCGCGCCCAGCTGGGCCAGCATCGCCGTCTGGTAGGCGAAGGTGCCGTCATAGCCGGTGGCCTTCGTGTTGAAGTGGCGGCACAGAGCCGCCATGCACTCGTCCACGCAGGCGGCGTATACCGCCCGGATGGGGTCGGAATAGTCCTTCATTTTCAGTCACCATCGGGGAAGTCGTCCAGCTGGCCGCGCTGCTCCTTGAGGATGACCGCGGCCTTCTGCTGAGCGATGGCCTCGTCCACCCGATCGACGGACATGATCGCGTCCGCCCTGGTGCGCAGGCCCGCGTTTACCAGCAGTACGTTGCGGCTGGCGGTGGCGTCGTCGTCCTCGAACACGCTGTCGTCGAAGGTGATGACCGGCGTTAACTTCTCCGGGTCTTTGCCCGTCAGGAAGCCCAGGGCGCGGATCATGTCGAACACGGCGGACTCGATCACCTGCTCGTTGCGCTTGATGGCCTGATACAAATCGCTGTTCTGGGCGATGACCTCCTTGGCGATCTTGACGGTGCCGCCCTCGAAACG